TTTAATTTTTACAATATTTACTGCACCATCAACAGCAGCTGCTGATACAGTTGAGTTTGTTGAAACTGCCATGAAATCTGTAGATAAAAAGTTTGCTTGTTGTGAAGCCGATAATGTGTACATATATTTCCACTTGTAACCGTCAGCAGTAGATAGTATGGTTACATCTGTGCCTGTTGGTTCAACAGTTGAGGCAGTATTGTTATCGTTGTCTAAACATTTATAAACATTTTTTGCACTTGTTAATACATAAAAACTTGCGTCATGTAAAGTTGAAGCGCCACTATTTGCCGTAATATCTGTTGTTGTGCCTGTCGCAAAATCTCCATAATCATGTCTGTAAATATCGTAAGTTGTGCCTGTTACCCAATTTCTTCTAGGAATAGCAAAAGTAACATCTGACGAAGTAATTTTTTTAGCAGCCAACATATCATCATAAGGAAGTGTTTGTGAATTAGTATTATCTGAAGGAGTAACTGGAGCTGTATCTGTGCCTTCATTATTTGTTCTTGCGTCTGCTCTAGTAGATGTAGTAAATGCTTGTGGTCTACCAATACCAAGATACATAGTGTTTCCTGAAGACTCTGAAAATGCTTCTGAAAATTGTTCACTATTGTGAATTCTAAATTTGTCTGTTATAATTGCTGGCATATTTTATTCCTTACTTATATTTATAATGATTTTTTACGATCCTGCTCCTATTATTGTTTTTAGTGTAGATCCACTTGAATCTAATATTAATAGAGTTGAAGCACTGGCTAATTCTGTTGATCTTATACTACCTGCTGTTACAGACATTGTTATTGTACCTGCATTAGAAGCCGTTGTAATTGATTGACCACCTGCAAACGCTATAGTTTCTCCTAGAGCTTTTGAACTAGAACCAGTGTCACCCGTAATTGTAAATGCACCGTTACCTGCTAATGCTGAATTTGGTACATTACTTAATGTTGAGTTAGAACCATTAATGTTTGCAACTAACTCACCTACTGTAACTGATATGTTACCTGTTGAATCTGCTGTTCCTGTTGTAGTACCAAGTGTGAATTTATCAGCACTTTCGTCCCACATAATAATGGCATTGTCGCCTGTTGATCCTCTTTCAATAATAATACCAGAATCATTAGCATTTGAAGTTGCACCTGAATTTAATTCTAATAAGTTATCATCTAAAGTTGTATTTGTAGAGTTTACAGTTGTAGTTGTTCCATTTACAGTTAAGTTTCCTGTAATAGTAGCATTACCACCAACATTTACATTATTATTAAATGTGGCAGAACCAGCATCCGACATATCTAAAGTTAATGCTGTAATTGTTGAACCACCATCATTACCTTTAAGTAATATATCACCATCTGAAAGCGCACTTTTTATTGAAAGATTTTGTGCATCTCTTTCAACTTCTCCATAATTAGTTCCAAAGTGCATAAACTTAATTGTGCTGTTTGCGTCTAAATGAATTTGTGAAGCAGCGTCAAGGTGTATATTATTGCTTGATGAAACTGTTAATAAAGTACCATCACCAGATATGTTTTCACCAGCGTCACCAAAAATTACTTTTTTATTGTTTGCTAAAGTTACATCACCAACAGTTGTTAAATTACCAGAATTGTCTCCAGAAAGCCAAGTTGTAGTTGTTGATCCATCATAACCAGCGATTTTTAATTGTCTGTCGCCTGTAGCTGAAGCAGCGTCAACACTTCCTATAATTACATTACCGGATCCAGTTGTAATATTATCTCCACTTTGGTAACCAATCCCAATATTTCTACCACCTGTCTCTAATAACTTTAAACTTTCAGAACCAAGCGCAGAGTTAAAACTATGACTAAAGCCTGTTGAACCTTGTAAAGCAAGAGAACCAAAAGAAACGTTTTTTTGACCAGTTACATTTTTTCTGGAAGCGTCATCTCCAACATAAGTATTATGACTACCTGTTGTTAAATTTTCACCTGCACGGTGACCTATACCAATGTTACGACCACCAGAATTTACTTTTGTTAAAGATTGATATCCTAAGCCAACGTTTTGATCTCCAGAAGTTAAAGCGTCTAAAGAGCCAATACCAACACCAGTGTTTTTTTCAGCAGAGTTTAAAGTACCTGTTGTTGAATGACCAAGTAAAAATGAATTTGTAAAATTTGTTCCCCCTATTTTATGAGGTACAGCTGGGCTACTTAAATTAGTACCGTCTCCAAACGTTGTGTAAATTTCATTAAAGTTATCATTTATTATATCACCGCCAGCACGTAAGGTTGTACCTGTTCCATCGTTTGCGCTTGATCCGATATTTAATGTTTGTTTAGCCATCTAAGTCTCCTACTATATTTATAACACATTTGAGTTATCAAATGTTATTTGTGTTGAACTAAATTTACCAGTTGTACTATCAAAAGTACCATCTTCATCTCTTATAATAGTAGGTAAAGCATATTTTGTACTTAATTTTTTGCCGTGTTCATTAGAAGTTAATAAAAATATGGGTACAGCTTGTCCGTCTAGAGCAGTCTTTGTACCAGTTACTTTTAATCTATTTAAATTTTGAAATGTATTTGCAAAAGAATTTGGTGTTGTCTGGCCAAATGCAGTATTAGCAAATCTATTTAAAGTACCGTATCTAGGTCCAGCATATGCATAACCGCTTTTAACATGGTGTGATACACCTGAATTATCAGTAATAAAGTTTCTAGGTCTGCTGTGATAATTAATTGTTAAACCTGGTCTAGATAATGTTAAATCTCTAGTGTTAGCTGCAAACGGATCTCTATAATCATTACCAGCATCAATATTACCTCCAACATGGGCATTAGCTCTTAAAGATGTACCATCTGTATTTGTTCCTAATCTTCTACCAAAGACAGTTGTAAATAATGTATTAACAAGTGATAATAATGGACTTTCTTCAAGACCTGAAGTTACGCCTTTGACAGGACCTTTTGCTGTAACTGTAATTTTTGATTCAATATCTACAAGACCCGTAAAATAAAATCCTGCTGTATGCATGGTTTTTTTAAATGTATCACGCCATTGTGCAATTGAACGACCAACTTTAATTACATAAGAATAATCTTGATAATATAAACTATCTTGTATTCTCATTGTAGTTTCTGAAATTTTACCTTTTTCATTTATAAATTCACCGTCAGTGTCAGCTACAGATACTACATTTACTGTCGCTGTTGCAACATCTAATTTTTTAAGAACGCATGTTCCTCCAGCTGATGATGTAATTGTTTCGTTTATAGCAAACGTACCTGATACAGATTTAATTACTAATAATCCTCTACTAACATCTATTCTATGAATAGTACCAGTTGCTGATGATGTGCCACCCGAAACTGTATCGCCAGCTGCAAAAGGTAAAACAACATTTGTTACAATCATGTTATTGAAAAAACCTAAAATAGGTGGTGTAGGAGATTGTTCATAACTTCTACCTAGAGAAACAGTTTTTAATCTTTCAATTTTTCCTATATTGTCACCATATGCTCTTACTGTTGCACCTGTTCCTGCTGATGATGTTATAGTAGCAGTTGGCAATGATGTATATTGACTACCACCATTAGTTAAAAATATTTCTTCAACAGTTTGTAAGTCTGTAAATTTTTCTTGTACAATTACATTACCTGAATATTGATCGCCTTCAGTTGTAGCGTCTTCTAAAACAATTCTATCTTCTACACCTGAGGCTAAAGATGTACTACCGTTTTGATCAGCAATACCACCATTTACAATTTTTACAAATCCAGAAGCATTGCTACCATTTGTTCCTGTATTTGTAAAGACTAAAGGATCTCCTATTTCGTAACCTGTACCTTTATTATCAACAAACATTTCTGTAACACTGCCTGGTCCTATTTCTTCAACTTGAAATAATGCACCTACTCCGCCTGCTGTTACATTTATTACATCTGAAACTGAATTTAACGAACCATCATTAGTAATGTTTTTTGTTCCAGGAATACCTGTAATATTTGCTTTTATAAAGTAATCATCTTTATCTGTTGCCGTGCCTTGTATTTCTTCACTTACAACAAAAGTACCATTTATACTATCATCATTTAAAATTAATTGAGTAACAGTAGAGTCACCAATTTGAAATGTAGATGTATTTTCTATAATAGCAGTTGCATTTGAAGTTTGGCCTGTAATTGTTCTACCAATTAATTGATTAGCGTCACCTACTGTAGCAATTACTCTCAATACTTTTAGTGAATCAAATTGACCATCTGAAGCTTTAAACATTTGTTCTCTAGGATAAAATGTTTCAGATTTTTCGTTAAACAATATTCTAAAAAACATTTCATGTCCACGAGCTGAACCTTTAGACCTATAAAGTGATTTAATATTTTTTACTAAATTTCTTTTGTTAACACCTGGTGCTAAATTTTCTGGTAGAGTTGCAAGAAATTCATCTCGCATATTAAATAAAAAGTGATTTATTACACCGTCAGGATCCCTATAATTAATTAAATCTACAATGTTATTTACAGGATTTGGTTTATAATTTTTAATAGTCGCTGTAGCACCTGAACTTTGTCCTACAACTTGTTCAGTAAGGTCAAATTTATCTTGTGCTGAAATAATTATTTTTAAAGGGTCTGAATTTTCTGTTAAAACAACTGCTGTTGCTTTTGATGTTTGACCTTTTATAATTTCACCTCTAGTAAATGTTCCTACTGGAGTTTCTTCTAAAAGTATTTTATCACCGGCGTCTAATAATGTTCTAGCTGTGTCTTTACGACTAGAGTCTAAAACTAAATTGTTTGTTTGACCTGTTTCTGATTGTAATAATATACCGTCTGTAGCTTGTACACTTGAAAAAGATAATTCAGCTGATTCTAATAATTGATAATATGTTTTTAAAAATTGTGCAAATTTAGGATGATCAGCTACTACAAATTCTGGTAGTTGGCTGTTAAGTATTGTAGAAATTTTTTCATTAAATTTTGCCATTGCTCATTAATAACTTGACGTTGTTGTATAACCTACACCAGCATCAGCTGAACCTCCTACAAAAGTATCAGGTGATAAAGTAATATTTGAATTTGCTACATCTATTTCTACAATTTGATCTCTTACAGGAACAATATCATTTGAATTTGGAGTTACCGTTAATTCAATATTTGTAGATGATGAACCTCTTATATTAGATATAGATGAAACATTTAAAGAGTTAAGTGTGATTTGACCAGTTGCATAATCAATTGTACCTTGTGTTTCATTTGTGTATGATCTAACACCTGAAGATAAAATATATCTTCTAACATTACCATTACCATCATCATCTAAAAATTGTTCTACATCACTACCTGTTACTTTAAAACCTGTTGAAGTTAATATACCACCACCTGACATGTTATGGCCTGAATGAGGATTAAATAATGCATTTCTAAAATAAATGTCATATTTTGTAGATGAAGATAATGTAGGTGTAAAATTTTTTCTAATTTTAATGTTTGTTATATTTGATAAAATACTTGTGTCAGTTCCGTCAATTAAACCTGTTAATTTTGAGTGACGATAGATTGCATCAAATTTTTGTAAAGTATCAGTATTGTAATTTGTTAAAGTTGTTATTACATCTGATTTTAATGTATCAGCAGATTTTGTTGTAGAAGCAGATTCATATTTTACGTTTGATGTAATTAAAACCGAAGTTACTTCAGGATCTACAATTTGTGGTGATACAGAAGCTACGTTATAAGGTTTTAATTTATTTACAATATCTGCTTTTGTAGTTTCTGTAAGTGTTGAACCAGAAGCTGCTTTAACACCTATTTTTACAATACCATATCTTGGTGTTTCATCATCTTCACCACCCCAAGCACTTACTGATAATGCGTTAGGGTAAATTTGTTTTACTAAAGATTCATAATCAGTTGTTGTAACAGCTCTTTCTTGAGCAGCATAATTTAAAGGTGCATTATGTCTGATTGATTCATTTGTTTCGCTTTCAGAACCACCTTGTGAACTTGATACAGTAGAAATTGTAACATTTGAAAATCCGCCAATTGTACCTGATAAACTAAAAGAACTTGCACTATTTGATAATGTTTTGTTTGTAACAATGTATTCTAATATAATTATGTTGCCATCTGATAATGCTTTACCATTTACGCCATCACCAAAATAGACTTCATATCTTCCGTCTTGACCTTCTTGTATGAAATAAACTTTTGATGTATCAGTTACACTATTATAACCACCTGCTAATGAATAAGTATTTGTTGTAGTATCAGTAGAACTATTTTGAACTTTAACTAATAAAGTTGATGTATCTGCATTTGCACTTGGTATAATAAATTTTTGGTCAACATCTGTTGTGTCAACAGTATATTTAAAAGTAACAAGTGAGCCTTCGTAAATTGGCACACTAGAAAATTTATAAACACCATTTGATGGTGTGATTGTTATATCTGAATTATTTACATATTGATAAGTTGTATCATCAACGTTAGTAGTAAACACCGTACCTTTTGACATTGTAACACTTGTGCCTGTTGCATTGTTAAGTGTAATATCAATAGAGGCCATTGGTGCTCTTGGTGATGATGGTGTGTAACCAATCATCTTTGCTAGTGATACAATATTGTTTCTTATATCTGCACTGTCAAGATATAATTCATTTGTTGCCATGTTGGCTAAGTAAGCAAGATAGTGAGTATTATAAGATAAAATATCTAAAAGAATATTTAAAGAACTGCCTTCAAAATCATAATCTTGAAATTCTGATTGACCTTGTAAAAAACTTTTTAAGTTAATTTTAATTGCGTCAAAATCGTAATCTGAAACTATTAATTTGTTTGACATTTTCTATCTTACCCTTTGTAAAAATGTTTGCACTACTTGAGGACCTGGTACACCAACTACATAAAAATATATATCAACTACTAATCTGTTTCTATCTTGGTCATCATCAACAGTAACATTTTGTAATTGTACTCTAGGTTCATAGTTAACTATGACCTCTTCTATTTTTCTTTGTAAGAAAACTTTTGTCATTGGTGTAAAGTTTTCAAAAAGTAATTCTCTTATACCACATCCTAATTCAGGTTGAAAAGGTCTTTCATAAAAATTAGTTTGTATTAAATTTTTTACAGCTCTTTTTACAGCAATCACATCTTCAACAACATTTACATCATTTGTAACTGTGTTTCTACTAAAGTCTAAATCAATATCTCTAAACTGTCTAGAGTTTCTTGTACTTTTATTTTGCGATTGCGAATCGTATATTGACATAACTGTAATATTTATAATGATTATCTAGCCATTTGCAAAAACATTTGGTGAACCACTTTCTGAAGAATTAGGTACAAAAGATCCATGACCAGCTGTAGCGTCACCTTTTCTATGCACTTTTTTACCATTAACAAAAACATTTGGACTGCCTGCGTCCGCTGGATCACCACATGAAGTTTTATCTTCTACTCTTACGGTCTTTGCACTATTGATGAATACATTTTCTGAACCCTCTGCATATGCTGATTGATGAAAAGGGCTAGGAGTAGGACTAGCATGTCCTACATGTTGATCTAAACCTACTCTACTAATTGCCGGCATTTTTAGCCTTTAATGCTAATCTTCTTTGTTCTTGTAAAATTGATTGTCTTAATTTTCTACCAATTGGTATTACTATAGAATGGCACATTTCTTTGCCTTTTTTACTAATATACTCTACACTTATTATTTTATCTTTAAAATCACCTTGTACAGCTCTTGTTGCCTTCTTTAAACTAACTTCTTCTTTTTCTTTTTCAACGCCATCTGCGTTCCAAAACTTAAATAACCTCATTTTTGGCATAATTTACTCCATATCGTATTTTGTTTCTGATTCTATGTCAACTTCGCACTTTTCACAACGACAATGCCTACAAACTTCAATTTTTTCTTTGATTAATTTGTTTCCGCAATGAGATTCGTGTCCACAATTGTTGCAATAAGTCATATTATTATTTATATTAGAAGTTACAACTTATATTAGCAGATCGCCACTCTGATTCGCTAATATTTTCTCTATTTTCTACTACTGATTCGCCAATTTTTTCGTAATCAGGCGAAATTTTGCAATTTTCAACAGTTTTTGAGCAAGAGACAAGAACAAAAAGCGAACAGACAGCAAAAAAAGCGTATTTTTTCTTCATTTTTTTGTATTTTTTGCTTGCTTTCTACTTCGGATTGTGATATTATAATAGTATATTTAGAAAGGAAAACACTATGAACACATTTTTTAGTATTACAACAATTCTGGCTGCTATTTTAGCAGTTGGTTCAATTGAGGATTGTGGAGGTCACTGTCTAGGACAAGAAAACTGGACAATGTTTTTTATTTGCTTGACAATTATACTAATTTCTGGTATAATGACTATATTAACTATGAAGAAAGGACAATAACTATGATTAAAGTATCACAAAAATGCGAAACACTAGAAGAAGGAATTAAATTCTTAATGGCTGGTGCAAAAGCCGACTATGTTGCAATGTCAACAAGTTATGGTAAAAAAGAATTAACAGGTTGGGCATTAGAACAAACTGATAATTGGGATAAAAAAACAAGAGTTTCACAAGGTAAAAAGTATATTAAGATTGTACAAGATACTGGTGTTTTTTGTTTTATTGTAAAAGAAGATTTTAAACACTTTAAAAAAGGTGATATATTGAAAGCCGCTGGTTACAATGCACCTGCTTTAAACTCTGCAAGAGGTAATGTTCTTGACGGTAATTATGCAATTCAATGGACTGGTCCATTATACTTAAAATAAGGAGACACTATGAAAACAAGACAAAGAAAAGTATTTGAGAGGGTTGTAAACCCTCTTATACTAAAACATTTAGTTACAACACCTGATTATAATGGTAGTTGTATTGCCTCTGGCATACCTATTAAATACTTAAATTACTTTAAAGAAGTATCTGGTCAAAAAAATGCAAAGAAGATACGATACAGATATAGAGGTAAATCAGGTTTTAAAACACAATACAAAACTGGTTTACAAATGCATTATATCAGACCTCAATCATTTTGTCATATGAATGGTGCTGATAGTTTTGCTATCTATTATAGATAATGATATGAAAAAATATATTAAAGTCTATGATAATGTATTACCTGAAGAACATTGTAAAACATTAATAGAAAAGTTTGAAGCAAATAAAGACCAACAGGTTTCCACAGATTTAGA